ATAAGAAAAATGGATGGGGGACATTTGTCTACTGTTCCCGTCAGGAGGTAAGTGATTATTTTGATATGATTAATAAAGACTGTACTGAATTTTTATAACTATGGCAAGATTTCTGTTTAAGTATGAAATTTATATTATTGACTATCTCCCGTTACCAGATAATGCGGTGATATTTGATATTGGTTGTTCCTACGGGGAATACACCGCAGAGGTGATCCGTAAGATGGACAAACGTCCTTTCACTATTCATTGTTTCGATCCTGTAAAGGATTTCTGTAAAATACAATATGATCAATTTGGTCATATACCGGGGATAAGGATAAATAACTTAGGGTTATATAATGAGAAAAAAGAGAGTATATTTTATCGCATCAAAGCACCTGGTAATGAAGCCTCAGAGGGATGCTCATCATTATGTCTGAGACCGGACTTCATCACTCAGCATTGGCCATATGAGCCTACTATGATCCAACTCGACACTCTCGATAATTATATAAAAGAAAGAGCAATTAAACATATTGATCTTATGAAGGTTGATGTCGAAGGTGCGGAGCTTGGTGTCTTTCAGGGTGGCAGGGATATGTTTGCCAATGAACTGGTCGATGTAATACAGTTTGAATATAATAGTTGCCTGAAGGATATGGGAGTACTGATGGCAGATATTATTCATTATATTGAGCCTTTCAACTATTCCCTGTGTGATTTTCTTGGTGATAAACCTTTCAATTACGATCTTGACGACTATCCCGATGGCAGGTTTGTAAGATTGAAATCCTTTGTTGATGACTATGGTCATCATAACTATTTTCTTATTAACGACACTTATCTCGATAAACTATGATAATAGAAATCTATGCTCTCTGTCATCAGGACGCTCAGATGTTACCATATTTTATGCGGCACTACTCGCAGTATGGTCAGGTTCACTTATACGAAGGCCATTCAACAGATGGCTCGGCAGAACTGGCTCGGTCACTTGGTGCGAATATTGTCCCTTACGATACGGGTAACGAGGTGAGGGATGATCTGTTTATCAATATGAAAAACTTCTGTTGGACAAACTCACAAGCCGACTGGGTGTTCATAGTCGATATTGATGAGTTCATCTATCATCCTAATCTTGTGGAATATCTCAGGACGCTGGATGATACTATTATCGCACCACAGAACTATGATATGTTCTCAGATGTGTTCCCGACAACTGATGGACAGATTTATGATGAGGTACAGTGGGGAGCGAGATGTGTTTTCCCTTCTGCAAGTAAGATGAGTATGATAAAACCACGTCAGGTAACAAATATCTATTATGAGCCTGGCGCACATATAGCACACCCGGAGGGTAATGTAAAGATCAACTACACAAGTGAGATTATTCAACTACACATGAAATGGATGTCAGTTGATTATGTTGTAAGGAAAAATGATTATCTGCGATCCCGCATGAGTGATGTCAATAAACGCTATGGCTGGGGTTATCATACTGATGACGGATATAGTGAGGTCAAGAAATATTTCGATGACATGCGTCCACAACTAATAAAAGTAATATGAACCTGATAGTTATTTCCGCAGCATACGAGAAACCGATCCATCTCCGGGGGTTGATTGACAGTTTTATCTTACAGACCGATCCGAGATGGTTATTCCATTGCATCCACGATGGTCAGGCGTCTGAGGAGATGCGAAGTATAATATCCCTTTACGATGATGAGAGAATTGATTTCATAGAGACAAAACAAAGAACAGGACTATGGGGACATCTTAACAGAAGATGGGCACTGGAGCAACTTATCTCAAACAGTGAAGATTATGTCCTGATAACGAATGATGATAACTACTATGTTCCCAGGTTTGTGGAATTTTTCCTTGAGCAGTGCGACCTGGATGTCGGGATAGTCTATTGCGACATCGTTCATTCGTACCTGAACTACGATATAATGAAATCGGAAGTCAAGGCCAGTTATATTGATTCCGGTGCGTTTATTGTACGTCTGGATGTGGCTAAAAAGGTAGGATTCCTTCACGTACACGAGCAGGCAGATGGGAGATATGCCGAGAGATGTGCAGCGGAGTGTATCCAACAGGAACTAAAGATAGTATATATTCAGAAACCGCTATTTATCCATAACTGATGATTCATTGTATATGTGTAGCTTACGAACGACATTTACAACTGGAAATATTAATAAGGAGTTTTATTGTGCAGACGGACAGCCGATGGATGCTTCATATAGTCTACGATGGTCCTGTCCCAGAAAATATATTAAATATTGTTCAACCATTGATGTCAGATGGTAGAATAAGATTCTATCAAAGCATGGAGAGAAAGCAGAAATACGGACACCCAAACCGAAAGATAATGTTACAGAAAATAGAGACAAATAAAGGGGATTTTATCTTGATGACAAACGATGACAATTATTACGTACCGAAGTTCGTGGAATATTTCCTAGGAATCATAAAATCCAATGTCGGGATGGTTTATTGTAACACATTACGGAACTTCGAGTATGAGGTTCATAACTCAGTGATCGGTTCTGGGGGGATAGACATGGGTGCTTTCATGGTCCGGGAGGATATTGCCAAGAAAACAGGATTTAACTATGATACTGTCTGTGCTGATGGGATATATGCCCATCAGTGTAATGAGGAATGTAAGAAACAGAAATTAATAGCAGTAAAAATTGAGAAAGCTTTATTTATTCACAACTAATGAAAATACATGTAATTGTAGTTGCTTATGAACGAATGGTGCCATTAGAGATACTTGTCAAGTGTTTCCAAGTACAGACGAACCCTGATTGGGTGTTACATATCGTACATGATGGACCGGCGCCGGAACAGATAATTCAGATAATGGGGACATTAATAAAAGACAGCAGGGTTATATTTTATCAAAGCGAAGAAAGGTATCAGAATTATGGTCATCCTAACCGCAGGACGATGCTTCAGACAATAGAATGTGATGCCATTGACTATATCTTAATGACTAACGATGATAACTATTATACACCTCGATTTGTGGAGTTTATGTTCAGGGAAGTAAAACCAAACATTGGCATAATATACTGTGATACAGTACATTCACATTTTGAATACACTATTAACATTTCATCACTCGTGGAGAATGGGATAGATATTGGCGCATTCATTGTGAGAGCAGATATAGCCAAGATGACCGGATTCAATTATGATCATTTCTCAGCAGATGGTAAGTATGCCGAAGAGTGTGTAACTACTTGTACTCAACAGCATTTAGGATTTGTTAAAATAAATAAGCCATTATTCATACATAATTAATAAATAATGGTTAATTTTACAATTTATTAACTAATCTATTAGTTATGATAAAGAAAGTCAAAGGCAAATTTATTGTTGTTTCAAAGAAAGGTAAGCGATTAAGCAAACCAACTACCAAAGTAAAGGCCAAAAAGAGATTAAAGCAAGTTGAATTTTGGAAAAACAAAAAGAAATGAATGGAACTTATATAATTCTTGGCATTCTGGTATTATCTATACTTATTGTTTTATTGGTAACACGAGATAATAATAAGTATAAGTAGATGTCACGACCAAAGACTATAATAGACTGGAATGAAGTAAATAAGTACTTACAAGCTCAATGCGAAGGTACTGGAATTGCCGGACTTTTAGGTATTCATCCCGATACTCTTTACAAGGCATGCGAAAACCAATTTAAAATGGGTTTTTCTGCTTATAGTACTATAAAAAGAGGTGAAGGCAAGGAATTACTCAGAGCAAAACAATTCCAGATAGCAATGGAAGGCGACAAAACAATGTTAGTCTGGCTTGGCAAGCAGTATCTTGATCAGAGTGATCATTCTGCAATAGATCATAATGTTAATCTTCCAACATTACCGACAATACAAATAAGAACCAAGAATGGAAGTGATTGAACAGATTATCTCCCAGCCTCAAATGGCAATTCTTACTTCGATAGCAAGGATTAATCTATTTTTGGCTGGTGTTGGTTCTGGAAAGACACATCTGGGAGGGGTTATATCGAGAGATTTGATTTCACGCTTTCCTTCTGTTCGTGGATTTATTGCAGCCAACACCTTTGATCAGCTCAACACCTCAACTCTATTCCGTATCAGGGAATACTGGGAGTCAACAGGAATAACTGAATGGTCGAAAGAGAATCCAACAGGAACTTATGTATCGGGCAAGGAACCGCCATCGCAATGGACTAAATGCAAACGTAACTTTGATAGATTTACGAATATAATCTCATTCTGTAATGGCGCTTTGATATTTACCGGCTCTTTAGATAATGCAATTGCGCATTCCGGGAAAGAATTCGGATGGTCTATACTTGATGAAACAAAAGACTCGCGTGAAGAAGATATTAAAGAAGTTATTATCTCCAGATTAAGGCAATCAGGTATATTTCTAGTTGATGGTGAATTAAAGAATATAGGAACTTTAAGTGAACAATGGAATCCGCTTTATATACTTACTTCTCCCGCAAAGGTTGATTGGATTAATTCCTGGTTTGTACTTGAAAAGTATATAGATGAGATTTCCGCAAAGATTTATTCTGATAAAACATATTTTGAAAAAGAATTTGGTGATAAGAAAGTAGTTATCAGTTCAACTTATCATAATGTTCATAACGTAGGCGAGAACTATATAAAGAATGTACTAGCAAATAATACTGAGGAACGTGGCAAAGCTCTTATCTATGCTAATCCTTTTGCTATAACAGGTGGAGAATTTTACTCATCGTTTAATCGCTTAAAACATGTTAAACCATGTAAGTATAATCCCGCATTGCCTATTCATATATCTTTCGACCAGAATACTGTACCTTATAACTCCGCATCGATTTGGCAGATAACAGGTACAGGAGATATTTGGTATATTAGTTGTGTTGATGAGATTGCTCTGCCAAACCCCCGGAACTCAACAGAAGAGGTCTGTGAAGAGTTTAGTTTGCGATATGCAAGTCACAAAACGGGTGTATTCTATTACGGTGATGCTTCCGGGAAGGCGCGCAGTACTATGAACCGTGACTTTAAACATCATTATGAGATTGTTGAGTTTAAACTCAGAGGTTATTTAGTTAATGGATCAGATCGCACACAAACAAAAAATCCAAGTATTGTCAAGCGCAGGGATTTCCTTAACCTGATGTTTGAAGATAAACTGCCTATCAGAATCGCTATTGATGAGTCTTGTAAGTATCTTATTGGTGATCTTATGTATCTCAAACAGGCTCTTGACGGGACAAAAGATAAGCATATTGTTACTGACAGAGAATCAGGGGAGAAATATCAGAAGTATGGGCACTTAAGCGACGGTATGGATTATATTATGACTGAACTCTTTAAATCATACTACTTACGGAGTGAAATAAATAATATTAAGTAAACATTAAACTAAAAGGAGGAAATTAAAATGGGAGCACCAATGGGTAACACAAACGCAGCAGGAAATCATGTAAGAAAAAGTACAAAAGCAAAGTATATTACATTTAATCCACGAAAAGGTACTGCTAAATGGAATAAAAAATCAAAAAGTACTAAATCAAAAAAGGCAATTAAGAAATCTTGGAGTACACCAAATAAATGAAACTAAGCGAAAAGTATCTAAATCTTATTATGGCAAAACTTGCCGAAGCTGACATTATTGACTTTTCAGATGAGGAAATTGAACGGGCATTTAAACATACTGTTATGTCTGATAAACTAATTATGCTAACAAAAGAAGCACGTGATAGTGGAATTATTCAATTAACATTAAAATAAAATTAACATGGCGAAAGAAACAATATTTCAGAATTGTAAAAGCTCTAATGAATTAGCCGGATTATTTACTGCTTGTAAAGTTCCAATGATTGAAATGGAAAGACAGATAGATGTATTAATTAAT